TGTGGCGTGAGATTCATTGTCTGCGTCCACCCAGCGTCCGGGTCATCCAGCATGTAATCGTCACGGTTAGGAGCCGCGCCCCTTGCTACCGGGGTTGATTGCGCCACTGGCTGCGTAAACTGAGAAACATCGCCATCCCCGCCCATGTATGGCTGACCCCAGCCAGACTGCGTGGTTTGGGTGTGTTGCGGCTGGATGTTGTAAGAATCCAAGGCTTTTTGATACCCGGCTTGGTCAAATTTCTTACTCGGAGACTGAGAGTAAGTCAGTGAACCGTAAGGCGTAACCTGATTGATTCGGTTAGCCTTTACCGCCATTCGTGCAGCGTCTAGATTGCCTGCTGCGGTTTCTTTTGCCGCCCCGGTGTAGTCAGGCGCTGCGGGTGTTGAGGGTTTTGCCATATCTATCCTTCAAGTATTTGCATTCGTCTCGAAACATACGAAACAGAAACAAATCACCGTCAGGGATAGCCTGCGACAAATTCGCCTCAATTGTAAACCCCATTGCCGTCAACATCCTAATACATTTAGCGTTTGTCGAGGCAACCGGGCAAGTTATCCTTTTTAACTTTAATTGGTTAAAGGGGTAATCAAATATCAACCATAAAAAATCCCGGCTGGCCCACTGGCCCTCACCGGCAATATGGCAAACTACATTGCTTCCCGTGAAGTCCTCATATAGCACACCTGCAACCAATTTATCACCAGATACTTTGCCGATTGCCGTCCCGCGCCCCTTGCACCAATCCCCATTGGTTTTAGAACTTACCCAGGGGCCGACAATTTCAGCATCAAAACACACATTCACAGCACCCCGCCTTTTTGGAATACATAATCCGTATTGGTCAACCGCACATCAGAGCCGTTATTCAAAACCCGCAACCGAAGCGCGGCGCTATTGGCCACCGCTCCAACGGTCTGCCATGCGGTCAAGGGTTGTAAACCGCCGCCCCAGGTCATAGAGCCCCAAACCATAGACCCCCAAGTCATCACGGCAACGGGCGCATAATTCAGCGTACCTGTAGGCGCACTAACCGAAAAGTCAGTATTCAAACCATATACCGCAGACGGATTCCCCGTGCTTTGCAGATACGGCTTAACCATTGTGAAATACTTGTTTGCGGCCCTTGCTGAAAAATAGCTGAAGGCCGGAAGCATGTCGGCAGTTATTGGCGTTGTATCGTCCAGATTCCCAACCCAGCCATTAACAACTGAGTTCCCGTCGCCATAATAAAGCGTACCGGAAGCGTTAAGCCAAACACTAGCATTCCACCCGGTAAACCGCGCCCATGCGCCCGTGATGGTGTTTTGGCAATACTGAAAATTGACATCGTTCCCGGCTGGGACGTTCAATATCAGCATATTGGCATCCGGGAATAAACACAACTGCCAGCCGTAATTAGCCCCGTAGGTTTCAGCCGCAAGCGATACGCTGTTTTGAATCTTGTCAGACAGGGCAACCCGGCGATTAACTGAAGATGACAACAAACCGCGCCCTAGCGAGTAAATGCCTTCGGTTGTATTCAGTGCCAAGTCACCGCCGAATTTAATGCCGCAGCGCCTGCCCAGCGGTCTGCCAAGCGTGAAAACGCCGACTATCGCCCATGTAGCCGCAGCAGATGGGTCTGTCCCGCGATATACCGCAACCTCGCCATTGCTGGAGATAATCACAAAATGGTCATCAGAGCCGTTGCCCGCGTCGATAGTCCACGTATAAGCGGACATCACGTAACCGCCCATCCTGAAAATGCTTCCCATGTCAATCTCGGAAGCTGCGCCACCTACCGAGTTAACAGGCAAATACCACAGGCTCATGCTGTCTTTTTCAACAAAGAACAAGCGGTTTTTGAATAGGCAGACGTGAATAAGACTGGTCGTTGTCACCCCGGTAATCGCAGGGGCAGAAACCCCGGTAACCGCAACCCAGGTAGCGCCATCCCATAGCCGTGGGGCATCCGCGCCGTTCACCAAGTAAAGGAACGAACCGCCAGGGGTTGTAATCTGCGCTTCTTGCCACCTTGCATTTGTCAATGCGGATTGAACCGCAGCGCCTACAGCGCCTGAAGCAGTCGCGTTATAGATTGCCGTGCCAGCCGCTGCAAAAATGGTAGAAGCGCCCGTAGGCGCAAGGTATTCAACCAACGATTCAACAGTAGCAGCAAACCCGGTTACATGGGGTGAACTGCCTTTTCTGATTCCGACATAGGATGGATACGGCCACCAGTTATCCAGAATAACGGCATCGCCCACAGGCATCGCCGCGATGCTGTCACGGTCGTTCAACCCTCCAACTGGTGCGCCAATTGAAGCCGCATTCATCAGGCATCCCAATTGCCGTCCGGCAAATTCGCCGTAGAAAGCAAAATAGACTGTGAAGGCCCGCCCAAGCTCAAAACCGCCGCGCTCTTGTCCTGCGCTTTGTTTTGCTCAAGCAATGTCCTGAATTCTGACAAGTCAAACGATGCGTCCAGCCCTTTGGCAGATTTCCATTTAGCTTTCAATCCGGCAATCAGCAACGAATCATTAAAAACCGTGGTGTCTGAGTCGCTTGCAAACGCGGTAAGTGCAACGCCAGCGGGCGAAACAATCCAGGCGTTGCTCATGTACTCCATTGCAAAAATCAACCCATCAGGCGGGGGTGGATTGATTGCGTAGGCGTTAGCGAGGATACGGAAGCGTTGACGCGGCCCGGCATAGACAATGCCGGATTTAAACGATTGCCAGCTTTGCGAGGATTGTGGCCCCATCAAAGGCCAGCGGTTTGTCCTATCCCATTCGGTCTGTGAAATCTCCCTGTCCCAATCGCTAGGCAGGTCATACAGCGTCTGAGAAAACTCAATATCTACCGTGCCACTCGCCGTAGCGGGCATGTTCATGGTTACTTGGGTTGCGCTGTCAACAGAAACGATCTGCGCAAACGGGGTAATTCCCACACCCATTAAACCGAATTGCGTAGACATAGCAGAGGTATCCGGGATGGCGGTAATAACCGCGCTACCCGCTACCGTTGTTCCTGTCGTGTTGATGGCGACGGTCGTAAGGATATGTTCCTTAATCAACCGCTGCCATTCAAACTGCTTGACAATATCAGCGCCCAACCGACTCAGCAACGCGAGAAACTGGCGAGTTTGCGGGTCAACCGTGCCAATTATGGGCGAGGTTCTAGGCAAACCGAGTTCGTCGGTTACTTGCTGAATCAATTGGGTGAGTGTCATGCTTCAGCCGTTTCCTTGCGAGGCCGTCCAACTTTCGCAGCCGATGACAGCGCTGCAATCTGCGCTTTCATGGCTTCAAGCTCATCGCGCAACCGGGCATTTTCAGCAGCCTTTGCGCTATCAGCCGCGCCGTTTTTGGCGGTTTCTAGGTAATCTTTGGCGCTTTGGCGCAGGGCGCGGAATCCCATGCCCATCTTTGCGGCGTGGTCATCGCTCAGGTTTGCCAATTGCTCCACAGTATGCACTTCGACATACTTGGCTTCTTTGACTTGTGCCCGCGTAATTTGCGGCCATTGTTCGAGGGGGGTTCCAATGTTCACGGTGGATTCACCGCGTTGGAATCTGGCCCAGGCCACTGGGTAGCGCTGTTTGTGCTCTTCCGATGCCTTGCACTCAATCATCGTGTTTTTGTCACCGGGGATGATGATGCTAACGTGCGGCATTTCCTTGTAAATCGGTCTGCCTTCTTTTTCTGATTCAAATTTCATGTGGACTGGTTCGTTAAAGAACCGTACCGAAACACTGCGTTCGTCTGCACTTGGGTTTTCCATTGCAACTTTCTTTCAAAAAAAGCCCGTAAGGGCGAAAAACAGGGGGCCGAAGCCCCCCGTCAGTTTAAGCCGCGAGGCCGTCGTCCATCAAGGGATACTGAATCTCAAATTCAGCCAAACCAGCGGACGGCGTACCCACAGCCGATGCACCTTTTGCCGCCTTCACGCGGTCACCAGCAACGACAGCATCATCAACACTGCCCGCTGTGGCCGTCGCGTAAACGTTGGCATTGTCAACAAATCCAGCCAATGCCTTGCCCACAGCTTTGCCGTAGATTTGATACCAGCCGTAAGAACTGGCAACGTTTGCCGACATAGACACCGCAACCGGGCCGATGGCGTTTGCAGCCAGCAGCGTGGTCGAGTTGTCATCTTGGTTGAAAGTCACCCAATCGCCGATGCCCGTAGAGGCCACACCAGACAAATAGATGAACTCGCCAACAAGATAAGTCGGGTCTTGCCCCTGCACGCGCGTTCCAAGGGGATGGTTCTGCGT